TCTTGTTTGCCATCTCCAATGACGTATCAAGTTTATTGGCAATAATCAATATTTTTTCTGGTTTAATTTTTTTGGCAAATGCTAATTTCTTTGATACCCAAGCGGCGGTTACCGTTGATACTCCTGCTTGCCTATATTTTAAGGCAATATTTTCATTGTAATTTTCATAATCATTTAACAATGAAACTTGATCAGGAAATAATTGTAATGGCACATATTGTGATACCGTATTATCGTAAGTTTGTAGATATGTTTTTAGTGCGTATGGAGTATCTTTCATACATTTTACATACTCCAACATTACTTGTTCTTTAGTTAAACTCATAAAACTATTTAACTATAAATATCAAACCCCCAGTTATTTTCATAAAAGGGGGTTTTAACTAATTTTATCTTAGGAAATTATAAACCTAATTGTGATAATAAATCATCTTCTTCGTCCTCATCTTCATCTTCTTGATTTCCCATATATCTTTGGTAATCTCTTTTTGCCTGAGATAATAATCTTTCAAATTCACGTTTAACTTTTTCATTATCGGACGGTACTTCTGAAATTACGTTAGACATAATATCTTTTAAAAATTTTTCAGCAGGAACACCATAAAGAAGTCTTTCAAAGAAAGGTAGATATTTTCTTCCTTCAGTATCAATAACTAATTCATCAGGTAATAGAGTTTTTAGTTTTCTAACTAATTCACCACCAACTCTAAATTGCATTGGTTCGTTAGAAAATACATCAGTTTGCCCCATAACATCTGTTGCCATTGATGGATCCATATCTCTCCATTGTTCTCTTGATGCAACAGAAGCAAAACCTTTAATTAATTCGTGTAATAATATTGGAAATATTAACCCATTTGCAACAATTGTATCCAATCCATCACCTTCACCACCTTCATCGTCATTATCACCACTTTCAACACCTGAAGACCCTGCCGCATTCCCACCTAACATTTCAATTAGTTGTTCATCGGTAAAGTACATTAAATCGTTTGCGGACATTATTTTATTATATAAAGAATATAATCTTGAGTCTATTTCATCCAATCTTTCTTTGAATGCTTGATAACTAAATTGTCCTCGTTTACCTCTACCTTGAATTAACGCGTTAATAACGTGACGTTTTTCTATCTCTAATTGTCTTTGTTCTTCCGGTGTTAATTCGTCAATGTCAAATGAAAAGTTTTTAGGTAATTCCAGTTTAGGTAATTTTCCTGATTCCATTTTAAATTTATTTGGATTGATTTTCTTCTCATTAAGAAATGCCTCAACATTAATAAACTCAAAACCATATTTTGTTCCTCCTCCTTGAATAGCATTTACGGTAATAACACCTTCCTCTTTCGCTTCTTCAATTGTTAGTGAGTATGGTAACCAACCCTCTTCTTTTGCCGCAATCTCAACAGCTAAATCTTTGAGTTCGCTCTTTTTGGAACTCTCTATCATCATTGCTTGTCTAACCGCACCCATTTGTTCTATTTGTATTGCACTTTTTACTTGTGGGTTAGTTAAATTTTGATTAGTACCATAATATCGTTTAACGTAATCAACAATTTCTTTAAATCTTGTTCCTGCCATTTTTTCAACATTCTCAGGACCTTTAAATGCTCTTGTTTTTGCGTATATACTTTCAGGGTCAGAAACTTTTCTTTCTGATCTTGGATCCATTCTTTCAGGATAATTCCCATAATCAATAGGGGCTTCTTTTACGATTTTCCTAATAAGTCTTTCTAATTCTCTATTTCCCATTTTTTTATGATAATGCTTGTTTAATCCATTTGATGAAGTCCTGTTTCATTTCTTCTTTATTTCCTCTTGGACTTTCCTTCACACCAGGATTTGGATTTTTGAAAGGGTTTCCTCTTCTTTTAGGTGGATTTTTTGTCCCAGGTTCTTTTTCCTTAGTCCTTTCCTTTTCTTTAGTATCATTTTCTTCCATAGAAGATTTTCCCATAGAGTACAATTTTCCGATTGGCTTATCCATTGTTTTCATTTCAATTCCAGATTCATCTGAAAACATACTCATTTTTTTTGGGTTTCTCAAAATCATTGAATCCTTTTTTTCGGACAAACGTTTTTTAGAGTTTGTTATGTTTGGATTAATGTGTTTACTTAACATCTCAAGAATGCTATTTTCCAATTCTCTTTCGTATTGACTTTCAGAAACTTTCTTTTTGTATTTAACAGTTTTTTCTGGATGTTTCTTTTTTGGCATTTTTTCATAGTCTTTTTTACTTGTACTATCAGAAAATTCTTTAGCCATTTTACACCATTTACAGTTTTTATCTGAACACTTATTACAACGAGCCCAAAACAAACCTTGTTGTGCCTTTGATTCAAATTTTTCTTTAATTTCAGTTGCTTTAACAACCCCAGTTGGTTCCACTTTTATATTCATATTACCTATGTCAGCACCGGTTGTTTTTGCCGTGTTTGACGGTATTGTATATGTGGTTGTGGTTGCCTTTGTAACCTGTTCTTTAGTTTCACTCTTATTAAACTTTTCAGATAAAACTCTAATTTGTTTTTCAGACATATCAACCAACGTTGAAAAATGTATCCCGTTTTCCAATAATACTAAAGCCGGATTTTTAGTTCTCATATACTACTTTTTTTTCAAATTCAAGAACGATGTCTCGTTCATATAATTTATTTTTTACTTCTTCTTCGGTTTGTCCAAATTTAAAAACTAAACGTTTAATTATGGAAAAATCCAAATTTTCTGCCTCTTTTTCCCAACCCAATGCAATAACATCATCAGTTGCGTCTATAACGGAAAAAACATCGGAATCTTGTACCAATTCCAATGTTATTTCTCCATTTCTTAATATACCAACTTTTTTAACGTATTCTATATCAGGTGGGAGTGGGTAACCATTTGCTGGTTTTGATTCCCAATTTTCACCCCAAACATCTAAAGTTTCAGAAAATATAAATTCATAAATATTATCACCTTTATAGTTTGGACCTAAACCATTGATATAAATCAATTTGTTCATCGGATTCTTCCTGTTGGTGTTATTTTATAATCTTCTTTATTAAGTCTAAAAATTAAATTTTTCTTATTAGTCAACCCTATCAATTCAGAGTTTTTATTTTCACTCAAAAATTTAATTGCCGCTCTTTCTTGAGAAATATTTTGAGACAATCTACGAATTTCAGATTTAATTTCATTTAAATTAACTCTTGTGTTATTTATAGACTCGTTAAGTTTTTTATCGTTTTCCTCAACATCAAAATATTTTGTTATGATGTTGTCAATTGTTGACTCACTAAATGTACCGTGTGTAAAGTGTTTTCTTGCTCCTCTACTTTTTCTATGTGTCGCACCTTCTTCTCCAGAACCACCACACCATTCACAGTCATCACCTGTTAAATCATTCATTCCTAAACCTTGACAATGTGTACAAACGTGAATTGACATATCATCATCGTCGTCAAAATCATCAAAATCGTCCATATCAAACTCATCTTCATCTTCTTTAAATCCCATTTTTTTACCAATATTAGAACCGTAAACACTTGGGATTTTAGTCATCAGAGCATCTTTAAACGACATCATTTCAGCCATTTCACCTCCTGCTGGTGGGGGAACTTCTCCTTCCATACCACCTTCTTCAGGTGCCATTCCTTCTTCTCCTTCCATACCACCTTCTTCAGGTGACATTCCTTCTTCTCCTTCTTCTTCACCTTCTATTCGTGAAATAATTTCATCTTTATCGTCTTCTTCTAACGCATCTAAATCTAACGCGGATAATATAGAATTAATTACGTATTTGATGTCATTTGCATCCATACCTTCCTCATCTTCACCGATTTGTGAATCAAAATCACGTATTTTTTGCGCCAATTTACCTGTTAATTTTTGTATTGTTTTAAAAGTAACTTCTTCATCTGACTTTTCTTCTCCTTCGGCATCCATTGGTTCTTCTTCCATATCACCTTCATCAGGTAATGGCATATCAGTAGGTTCAGACGATGGTGCTGATGGTGCCGGTATTGGTGCTGGTGCCGGAGCAGGTGGTACAGGTGCCGGAGCAGGTGCCGGAGCAGGTGCCGGAGGAGCCTGTTCCTCAATCTCATCACCAACAGGTTCGTCAGTTTTTTTTAAACCTGATGTAGTTTTTAGATAATATTTCTTATCACCCTCAA